GCCGCCACGAGAAATTCCAGTCGTAGAGGTAAATGTTCCTGTACCAAAACTTACAACATAAGCATATACAGAACCTGTGCTAATAGATGATGAGATTCCAGGAGCACCAACCAACATCATTGTAGACACATTAGACGCAACTTGATTTACATATATAGAATGGCCGAACCTAGAGTTACTTAATGTAGCTGTATTAGTTAATACAATTTCAGTAAATGTTGGAAAATCTTCTTGACGACTATCAATCTTAACTAATCCTTCATTGATGTAAGGTCTAGCGTATCCGGTGCCAGTACTAAAAGTTAATACATTAGTTCCAGTTGCTCTAACATAAGTAGCCTCAGGAGCTCCAGTTACATACAACTTTTTTGCAATATCATATTGTAAAGCATAACCAAACTGTGTAGAACTAGTTGCGCTGGCGTATGTTTTTTGAGCACTATTTAAAATATAATCATATTTTCGTGCCCAGATACCGTTTACGTTATTAAAGACTTTAACTCGTCCCCAATTAAATGTTCCGTCAACTTTCCATCCTGGTGCAGATACTAACATTACAGGGCTATCATCGGATGCAAAGATTGATGTTCCGAACTGCTGTCCGGGTGGTGTGTTAACTGTATCTGAAACTGCCGCAGAATAGTTTTTAATTTTTTCGTAAACTTGCCACTTGCCGCCAGTTCCGTTATCAATCCAAACTTTATCACCGGCATTTAATTTTAATAAATCAGTAACTGCTGCTAGCTCATCAAGATTACTATATCTAGCTTCTTCAAATTTATACAGGGCACCGTAATTTAATAATGCTTCATTTTCTATACTGGATAAAGAACTAGAAACTGTAAATTGACTGATTGTTACAACAGAGTTAACAATGTAAACTCCATTAACCTGATTATTAAATCTTGCTACAGAGATAACATCTCCAGGTTGAAGATTATGATGTCCATCAGTTACAAAAGTAATTTCGCCACCTGGCGCACTAACAAACACTCCTGTAATCTCAGCAAGTTGTTTTGCATATCTGTATACTGTCCAGTCTCCATTTTCTTGAAAACCTAACCAAATTGTGTCTCCGTCTTGTATTGCAGAATTATTAGCAATGTCTAACAGACTGTTTTTATTATAGGCAGTAGAGGTAACATCGTCAGGACGTACATAACCCGCTGTGGTTAATTTTAAATTATTATCTAACCAAGTGCTAGGATAAGAATCGATAGTAGCAGCAGGTGAATAGTCAACTGGGGTTAGTAGTAAGTCTGAAGGTATTACATAATTAACTAAAGGATTTGAATCAGTTGGTACTAAATCGGCAAATTTAATTAGATAAGGATTTTCTAAAAAGGTTCCTTCTTCTAAAGAAAATTCTATTTCATTTAAAGTACCAAAACTACCGTAATGGCCTATTCTAAAAGCCCACTCTTCTTTAAAAGAAATCTCACCCTTGTTAGTAAATTCACTAGCTTTGGATAATTTGTCAACTGCATTTTTAGTACCCTTATCTTTAATCATTCCTTGATAGAATTTATATTGACTAATCGGGTTAGTAAAGATATTGTTTAAGTATATTCTAGGAGTGTATCCTGTTAAATGTTGCGCCAATTGCTGTTGACCATAATCAAAATTATCAATATCTAAACTATAGAAATCATCAAACTGATTAACTTTGTAATCAAAGTTAGGTAACAGTTGTGGAACTGGTTTGTCTCGCAGCTGATCCCATTCGTTGAAATTGAACGTAACATTAGCACTAATTGATTTCAAAGATTGGTAATACCTACCGTTATACCTTACAACTTTACCCGGTAAGTATTTCTTATATGGTTGCCAATCGGTAATTTCAACATTATCGTATACAAATCCAGGGCTGAACAAATCTCCGTTCCAGTTTTTTGTTCTAAATCCAGAAAGTTTAATTCTTCGTTGCTTATATCCTGTCTCAACGTCATAGATAGTATCGTTGAATACTGTAAAGTTATTAAACACCATACCGTGTTCTTTTTGTACAGAATTTAATGTTGCAAAGAATAAGCCCTCGTTTGCATCTCTAGTTTTAATTGTGCATATTGTATCTTCTCTAGACATAGTAAATCTATCAATAGGATAAGGTTTACCGTCTGCCTTTAATAGACTGTATTCATATTTTCCTGTAGAAATATTATCTACTACTGTGTTTGGAAAATTATATTTGATATAATTTGCAAACGGGCTTAATGTAATTAAGTTACCGTCGGCCCAATTTTGCGTAGACCAATACAAGAATTCTTTTCCTGTAAATTTCCAATTAAGTATTTCATTTAAATCTGTATTAAATTCATCAAATATAAATCCTTGACTCTCTAGATATGCACCATAACCTAAAATTACATCATACACTTCTTGAACATTTGTAAATTCTGATCCATAAGGAATCTGTGTTACAGTTGTTTCAAATTTTGATGGTTGCTGCGCTGTTGCGCCGCCCTTAACAGGAAGTGTGGGAATACCTTGAAACAATGTTAGATCAAATGTAGAACCTGCGTTGTGTCCAATCTTAACTCTATAAAATTTATTATTGTATCTTACTAGTTGACCTTGTTTGTAATAGCGGCCAGTTGTAGATTCCGCTGAGGTAGTATCAACACTACTTAATCCATTGTTACCATTATTAACTATGTTAGACCATTCAGTAAACTCTTCTGATGTGCCGCCAACTTTAACAACTCCAGAAGAAAAAGAAACAATTGGACGGAATATTTTAAAGTATGGATTTGTTACATCGTATCCTTTAATAATAAATTTACCATTAGATTTTTGAACAATGATTCCAGAAATACTAGCAGTGTTAACAGGATTACTTACATTTAAAATTAGTGAGTAGTCTTCAGACGGTAACACAACTCCCGGGCTTGTAGAGGTAGGGTCTACTGAATCAATAATAATTTGTAATTTTTCTTTGCTGACAAAGCCGCCAACCTTATGGAAAAGATTAAAATTAAGATATTCAAGATCTTGTCTTAATCTTGTAATATAATTTTGGTCTTTAGATTTACCATTTTCGATAACGTAGGATCCAAAACCTGCAATCTGATTGTTATCTTCCCCTTCAATTACTAATTTTCTAGGATCTAAATATAGATCATCGCTTGTATATGTTGCCTGTCCGGTAACGTTAATGTCTGATCTGCTAACGTCATATAGATTAGCACAGAATGAACAAGGGTTTAATAGAGCAGCGGCTGCTAAAGATGCAAAAGGATATTGAGAACTAGACCTCCATGCAAACTCAGCTGGTCCGACATCCCCGAACTTCCATTTTTCTTTTTTGTTTTGGTATGAGTTTTCTGAAACTAAAAACGTGTTGGGGTTTTTTAAATCACCATTAATGTCAACTGGGATAATAGAAGACAGGCCAGGTCTTGCATAATCAGAAAGATAGATATCAGTACCTCTTACATACCCGTTTTCTAAATCTGTCCAAAGCATAGTATTAGAAGAGGTATAAGGTGCGACTCCATACTCAGATGCCCACCAATCGGGAGGATTTATAAATCCAAGCATTTCCCAAGGAGCAATATTAGGGCGAATAGTATCATAGAAATAAGAAAACAATGCCTTCCATGATCCAGAAACTTCTAAATCTAGAAGATTATCCACAGTACCTACATAATTCCAAGTGAAGGCGCTTCCTTCGTTAAACGTACTATTTGTTGATACATCAACTCCGTACTTACCCGCCCATCGTGAAAAATCATTTATAAGAATACCGTTTACGTCAGCTACTGTATATTGCCTTTCTCTAAAAGCTGCTGGGCAAAATGCCAACATATCGAATAAATTTTTATCATATGAAACTTTAATATTGTTAAAAATTCGAGTTTCAAATTCTAGAATAATAGCATCTCTGTAATCGCCGTAGGCAACTATTATACTACCATCGTGGCATCTTATTGATTCTACAAGGCCGTTTGCAGGTGTTTGTTTAGTAAACAATATAGGTTCGTACGCAGGCCATAGTCCTAATTTACTAGGAGTAGGAGGAATATAACAGCCCAACGTATTAGAATAACAATGAATTGCTATAACATCACCTATTACTAATGGCAATAGTAAAGTTACAGATCCATCAATATAATTAAATGTATATTGTCGATCTCGAATCAATTGTTCATCATTTACATAAATGATAACTGATTGAAAACTTAATCTTGTTAAATCAAATTCAAACCCTATAGGATACTCAACATTAAAAGTATCAGTAACAGTAAATGTTCTTACTACTTTATTCTGCCCGTATCCAATCATATCAGATCGCTGATATGGAGATTTAAGATCTTTAGCAGTATTAAGAGTTTTTATAATTGAATCTACTGCATCGGCGGGAGATGTTTGACTATCAACTTGTACCAATGACCTTAAAAAATTCATTTTAAATTGATCGTATTGATTCCCAGCTGCTCGTATTGCATCGACTACATTGTGTTCTTTCTTACCAAAGAATATTTGTGAGAAAGAAATTGGGTTAGCGTTAATAACTAATCTTGATCCGTATTTTGTATAGTCTGATAAATCTCTTAAGTTAGTTCCATCATATGCAGAAGTTTTATTAACCATTGTGGATAAATGGTCTCCTAACTCACTTAGTGTTAGACTTATTGGTGAACCATTTAATGGATTATTTGTTAATCCTATTGGAGTTTCATAATAACCATTAGCATTAGGAACTTGGTCTGTTTCTATCTTCAACAATACTACATCGTTTTCTAATAACGTATTACTGGTGATCAATTCAACTTTACCAGAAGTAATAGATGCTGTTGATGTAATTTTCACATTGTTTACATAAACTGACGCTACTAGATTAGTATCTACCGGAGAATCTAAACAGGTTACGGTAATTGTATTTGTATCAGTAGTAATTGTTTGTATTTCTAATACTGGTATTTTATAATTTACAGATTCGGCCCAAACATTAACTAAATTGTCATCTAGTTTTAAATAGGTAATAGAAGTTGAGATAGTCTTACTTAAATTATTATCAATCAAAGTAATTGACTCTGACATAAAATAATTTTTAAATAGGTAGCTACCGGCGCCAATATTGTTTTGATATTTTAATGGGAATCCTAAAATTTGATCGTTTGCGCCAGAACCTAGTTCGTATCCAAAAATTTGATTTCCTGTAAAACTGTTTGCTTCAGAAATATCTGTATAGCTAGTACCGTTGTTAGTGAAGAGATCAAACAGCGGTGGTTGATTTACCTTGGTATGTTGTTGAGCATATAACCATTTGCTAGTAGCAACATTAAAATACCAACTTGTACCGTAATACTCTGTGCCTAAATTTACACTAACGGAATCTCTATCATTTGGAATTAGATCATCAGCACCAATAAGACGTAGTACAGGAACTTCTCCTGTTAGATCAAAATTAACAGAAAATACTTTGCCCCTAACATCTATGTCAGTATCTACGTTAAAGACTACTCTATGTCCTTGCTGTAATAGCACACCGTCAATATAGTATCCGTAGGTACCATCAACTGTAGCAAATGCATCAGTTGTAGTATCATCAATTAAATCAATGTTTTTAATTCCAGCTTTTCCAAAATTATATAATTGTAGATTAGGCTTAAATTCGATAATAGGACGTTTAGCTCTTGCTTCTAACGGATAGATCACCGGAACATTGTTAATCTCAGATGTAGCTCTAATGATTTCTTTATGGAACCACCTGTTGTAACGTGTCCATGGATTCAAGTCAGCGCTGGCTCTGCTAATTGTAGTATAATCAGGAGTCAATGGTAACTTTTTATCACCATCAAATGGAAATTCGTCAAACTCTACATTGTCAAATTTTTCATCAAATACTGTAGCAGTCCTGTCATAAGAATCTAGTAATGCGTAGTTAATTAAATTAATTGAAGACCCTACTCCTTCAACTATGTATACAACACTTGCAATTTCAATCTTCATTCCATTGCTTAACGCATATCCATTAGACATTGTATAGGAAGAATTGCCCACAATGTCGTTAACTGTTTCAGATACATCTAATGCAATAACATCAGGACCTGTTGGCAACCAATAATAGTTTGTAAAATTTATTAACTTGTCCCAATCAATTAATGGATCGTATGAATAGAATTTTGAATTAAAAATTGAATCAAGATTAGAATTCTTTCCGCCTTGTATTCTAATTTCGTTAATTAAATCGTCATAGGAAACAACATCAGTGATGTTATCATTTGCATCTTTAAAAACTAATGCTGGCTCTAAACTATAATTATTTCTTAAGGAAGATAACTCATCAAGATAAAAATCTGTAGTAGGATTATAGTTAGGCGTTATCTTCGATCCAACAAAACCGTCAAGTCTTTCAACTTGAGGAGTTTGAATAAATTGATCAATTGTACTAGATAAAAATTTAGAATTTTTATCAGTTCGTAGATATTCTGGTAGTAGGTTAACTGATTTCTTAATATCCGCCATGTTAGGTTCCACTGGTTGTTACAATTGCTGATATTGATTTTATCTGCGATGCTGTAATGGCATCAATTATTTCTATGTCTGAAATATTTGCCCCATTGATAAAAATTTCATTTGAGAGACAGGCAACTTCGTACAAGCTACCAAAACTACCAACGCTTTTAGGAGTGACTACAAAATTAGTTATGTCAGGGGTTAGTTGGTTCATTACATAAGCCGACAATTCACTAAAATAAAACGATTGTCCAAAATTCCAATTTTCTAAAGCAAAGAATTCATTAATTGCTACTAGTATTCTAGTTTTTAAATCATTATCTGTAGTTGGTTTTTCAGAATTTCTTACTGCTTTAAATTTAGCTTGTAAGCTAGTAGTAGCATTACTTCCAAATAATACTTTATATTTTACAGAATGAAAAATAATTTCATCGCTGATTGCCTTAATTGGTTCCAGACTGCTAGAGTAATTTTGTTCTAAACTACTGCTAGTCGGTGGTAATGGTTGTCTAGCAGAATTACCAGCAAGCCAACTTCTTATTTCATTATCATATCCAGTAGTCAATACATAGATGTCTATAATATTTGATTTACTAGGGTCAATACGTCTATCAGATCCACTGTTATGTATATAGTGGAAATTTAAATCCGATCTGCCTGCTCGAGCAAAATATTGATCAGTATATATTAATTTTTGAGTTAATTCAGACCAGTACTTAACAACATTTAAATCTGAGCTGTAAAAATAAAATAAATCGTTGTCTGCTACTAAATTTGTAGATTTATAAATGAAGAAATCGTCTTCAGTGTTAAAAGGAATTATTCCTGTAGTAAGAGTATATCGCAACCCATCACTTAATTTCTTAAAATAAACAAAATTCTGTTTGAATCCTGTTGTAGAATCAACGTATTCTGGGTTGACTATAGATTTAAAAGAGTCCGGATCTGCAAGCTGTCCAGTATTATTATAATCATAAAAACTTACTTTAACCTTTTTAGGTTCCACATATCCGTCAGGTTCAACTACTGGACCATCAATTTGCCAAGAATAATCTGAAGTTAGTTTTCCTGAGAAACTATTTCCTAATAACCAAACACCTGATACTTTTCTAAATGCATTATTAGTAGCAATGTTAATGTAATAATCCCCATTCTCTCCTAATACAGAAGACGGATTAGTTGTTCCGCTATACCACTGACGAGTTGACTTAGGTTCTGGGTTAACTGATAAGACATCAACTCTATCTTTAATAACAGAATTGTTTGTAAAATCATAGTTAATAGAATCAGTATCTATATAGAATGATGTTTCAGCTTGACTTTCAAATATAAAAAACAAATTCCTATAACGAACTTTGTAATTCTTTCCAGTCCAAACAAAAGCTATGATCCAGCTAGAATCTAATCCAGCATCGCTAACGTTACCTTGGTTATCTAAACTAAAAGAATTAGTTAAATTTAAATTAGAATTTAAAATTATATCCCAAGTTCTGGCATCGCTCGATATTGTTAAACCAAAATTTCTTTGGCTCATACAAAGATTTGCAATTTCATTTTCAATTGAATAATTTAAAGTATGAATATACTTAGGTACTACCTCAACTGGTACAGCTCCATGAGGAACACGACTTGCAAATATTACAGGACCAGTTCCGTCATCTAATGTACCAACTCCACTGTTGCCACCATCACCGATAACTTGGTATACCATAGACCACAGGTAGTCTTTGCCGCCTGCCGGAATAATACCTGAGGTAGGAACAGTTACTAGATTATTATTGCTGTCAAAGTACTTGCCAGTTGTTGGATTAAATTTAACTAGTGCGCCCGGGGAAACATATCTTAAATTTTGTTCTGAGTATTCACCTACTGCCATAACTCCTGAAATATTTGAGAAATAGCCTCGACTCTGTCCAGGTGTTTTATTAACTTCATTCCATGTTAACGCCAATGAAGTTAAATCTAAATTTGTATATTTTTCAATATAAAAAGAACGAATGCCATTAGATAATACAACAGGGGCTAGTGTATTCTTAATAACAGATAGCACTTGATTTCTGCTAGTAAATTCAAACTCAAAATATTCTTCAGTTTCTTCTTGATACAAAATTCCATCGGCAGCAAAAATATTTGTTTTACTATAACCGCCGGTAACATCTGAAATGTCATAATATTTGCTTAGGCCGCTACTTACTCGGTTGACACTCTTAATTTTTAATATATCAGAACCTGCAGTCAGCGGAGCAATATTATAATCTTCTCCGGTAATCATTCTATTCTGTAGGTAATAATTTTGAGGAGCCTTAGTTTGAATGCTGGCGTTTGTTTCCGGTCCAGAACTATTACTAACTGTATACTGTAGACTTAGTGTTAATTGTAACGTGTGAGTTTGATTTGACCCGTTAACGTATGGTACTTGGATAACAATACCACTCATTTGCTCAGGTTTAATAACATAAGACTTTCCATTACTCTGTCTATAGAATAATCTGAATTGCCCCTTGGGCAAATCGCCGAACACACCATCAGCAAAATTTAAATCAATCTGATCATTTTCTCTAGGAGCAATTGCATAAATGGTTCGTAAATCTTTATTAAGACTATTGTAGATAACGTTGTTACTGTTGTTAATTGTAGGAACATCTGTCCACAATGTAGCAAAATTACCATCTTTATCTAGCTGCCATAACCACACATCTGTATCGTTAATATCAGGAGTATTGATTCCTACAATTTCGTTAGGTACCGGATTATCAAGTGTAAACTGAACCATACTCAATGATCCCTGTTTAAACATAGTAAAGAATCCGGTATCTGCGCTACCCGATCCTTGATTATCATTTTTATAAACAAAACTAAATTTGTTAGCAGGTTCGGGTGCAGCTTCATATACAAATGTTTTACCAATAAACGTACATGGTGCTACTTCAAATCCCATTGATACTCCGTCAATGTTTTTATTATAGCTAAACAATGGAACATCAGTTGTTGCGCCGTTAAAATAATATTGCTCTGTTAAAATACCGTCTAATGTTTCTCTGTCAGCCGGATTTCCAAAATCAGAACTCATTGCAGAATTCATAATGTTAATGAATTGTTGGTACCAATTAGAATTAGTAGCATCATTCCATCCGATGGTAGTATTGGCTAAATTGTTTCCGTTAGAATCAATGACGCTGTCAGTTGTAGAAATAGCTGTAACTTTTAAAAAGCCGTTTGCAGGTGTGTTGCGCTTAGGACGATAGCTAATTAATTGTGCCAAACGTAGAATACTGTCACGACGTTGAGCAGTTTCTAAAAAGTTTTCTCGAGCATTTAAATCAACACGGAAACTTAGATTTTGACCTAGATACGCAATAAGGTCAATTAGAGCAATATACTCACTACTGTCAATAAAATCGTTAAAATCTTCTGGATAATTTTCCTGAAGATAGGAAATCATTGTACGTCTTAGTGTTTCAAAGTCGTAGCTTTTAAAGTCAGCATTTCGGAAAGATTGGTAAACTTTTTTCCAATCTTCGCCGACCAGTAGTTGAGAGTTAGTTGAAGGAATCATATTCTTTTCTAGATACCATATTTATTGTAAAAATTAACCGCGCATATTATTGTAGTACTAGACCAACTTTCTGATCAAACACTAATTTTAATGCTGACGATTGGTCGGTATTTTTCATCACAAGAACAATATCTATTAGATATCCTTGCTCGTATTCGTTAACTTGTATTTGTGTAGGATATACTCTAGGATCAGTGTTACATATAGTCTCAATATCTTTAGTTAATACATTCCTGATCTGCGGTGTCAACGGTTCCATAAGTATATCCCAAATAATAGTACCAAAGGTGGGATTCATTACTCGTTGTCCTTTTCTTGTGTTGAAATGATTAAGAATATTTTGTTTAATCAAATCAAAGTCGTAGAGTTTAGATCCTCTGTTGTCGGGATTAGTTGTGCTAAAACCCTTATAATAGTGAGTCAGCTTGTTAGTATGTTGACTATTATAATTCGTAACATTAATTTCTAAATTCTTATAGGGCATGGTATATTTATTATTATTTTAAGAGCCGGTTTTTATAGGGTTGCCACTGCTGTCACTGAGGATGCCGCCACTGCCTGTACCTACTAATTTACCCTGTAGCTGTCCTAAAAAGCATTCATAATAACCCTTCTTCTTGGCTTTGATATCTGGCGTATTAAAGCCAATAGACTTGCAAGCCGCTTCAAAATAGTTAGGATCTGTTTGTGCAACCTTACATCTATCAAGCATGTATTTGACACTAACTTCAGCTGATATAGCAGGATCGCTTAACAATTTAGGGTTGTTAAGTAAATCTTTGTTCACCATATTACCGTAACGTTTATAGTTGGCGCGGCCGGTTAACTGAATGTAACCTCGGCCTATAAAGTTGCCGCCGTCACCTGGCTGAGTATTACCTAAACCTTTACCTTTAGCAGTTTGGTATCCGTACAAGAATTCAGGCAAACTGTTATTAGGGTTGCCTGCATATTGTTGGGCAAGTGCTTTATCACCTTTAAACACACTAGGAAACACTTGTAATAGTCTGTCTGCAGAGTAATTAAATCCTTCTTCAACTAACTTCCAACGACATTCGCCGCCTGCAATACCTAACAAAGAAGCTACTGCATAAGGACTTGTTATTCCATATTTGGCGCAGGCGGCTTTGAGGGCAGCAATACCTGGGGCGGCGGAACTAGCGTTAATATCTTTAGAAAATTCAGGAGTACAAGTTCCAGGAACAACTTCAGGTGGATTAGCAGGCTCTTGTTTGCCAGCAGCAGGATTAGGGGGAACGCCAGCAGCGACACGTGCAGATCCAGGTGCGTTTGCAAGAGTAACGTCTGTAGCAGTAGAACTAACTTTAGTAGGATTAATGTTTTCATGTTGCGGCCAAGGTTCGTGTGTTGGCACACGTTGCATGATAGTTTTAATAGTTCCAGTATTATAAAACTTACCATCGCTCCATCCGTAGCTAACTTGTTTATCCGGTAGACTAAACAGTGGCAAATCTGGAGGAACTTCTGCAGACGTTGCAATGTTTGGGGCTCCGGCTGCTGGACCATTTAAATGTACATTTGATCCAGAAATTAATACATTTCCATTAGCACCTAAATTAAGCACTCCGGCTGTACCTAGATTGATATTGCCTTCACCAGCAAGGCTTACTGCTCCCTCAGCAGAGAAATTAATTTCGCCGCCGGATTCAACGTCATACCCAAGTCCTGCTGTAATACTTACCAAACTACCAATTGTTTCGTCGTGCTTTCCTCTAACGGCAATTTTTTGGTCGCCATCAACTACAAGATAATTGTATCCTGTAATGTTAGTTTCCATATTTTTACCTGCTCGCATCTGAATGTTGCGGCCTGCTTCTATATTAACATCTCGATCGGCACGGAAGTTAAAATCTGCTTCAGTATGAATACTAACACTGTCTGCGGCGTAGATATCAATCTTACCATTACTGGTCATTTCAATCCATGCGGTGCCTTTACTGTTAGCAATGTAGATTAAGTCTTGACTATTGTGCATTAAGATTTGATGACCTGTTCTTGTTCTAAGTCTAATCAGTTCATTCTGTCCGTTGACATCTCCGTCATCCATGACAAAACTACTGCCGCCAAGTCTACTAACAGGTGCTTGTGCATTTCCTTCGTAACCCAACTTACCTCGTTTAGCACCAGCACTATCATCAAGCGGGCCAGGGGTGCTAATACCAAACACTCCGCTAGGTACTTCTCGCCTTGCACTACTAGAAGTAACGCCGCGAGCTGTGTCTAACAACAATCCTTGCTGTACCAATCTATCTGCAAAAGGATGTACTGGTTTAGCAAATCTTTCTACGTTAGGGTTTTCTAACTTCTTAGAGCTTTTGTGAAATTCTGCAACGGGCAAATAATCTGTGCCGTATTTTCTACGCTGTTCTTTTGTGACCGCAACTTGTTTGCTGGCGGCAATACCAGGCACCATATGATTTTGAAATACATCAGCTACACATCCCATCCAATAACCTTGATTAGGATCTCCGTCAATAAAGATAACCATAACTGTGGTTCCAACGTCTGGAGGTACTGCCCAAAAACCGTAGCTCTTTTGTACATCATTAAAATCGCTGCTGTTAGTTCCTTCGTGCCTAATAGAAGTATTGCCTGCAAAAGGACTTAGGTAACGAACTACATAAGTTTCGCCTTGAATCTTTGTAGAGCTAGGCATACCTTTAATTAAAGCAACTTCAAGTCCGCCCATATAAGTTGGATCAAGATGGTTTGTTACTTCTGCAAGGAAGGGGCCCGGATTAGGTAGTGGGGCACGTTTTCTTGTTTCAAATCCCATATATTATCCTATGTTAAAGGTTCCGTTTATTAATTTGTTTAGTGGACTAGCAGATGCGCTACTTCCAAATTTAGCACTAACTGATCCTATTAAATTTTTATCTAGGATAGGAACAGATCCAGTTAATCCAGATAGTTGAGATTGGCCAGATACAGCTTTGTCTTTTATAGAATTAACATCCACTGCATTAAACTGCCCAGTAATATTAGAAAATGGGTTAACCTGCGATGTAGGTATATTAGCCAGCGCAGATGCAACTACCCCAGCTGGTAAAAGATTACCTGATATACTTTTAATATCACTAACTCCGTATAAGTTTGCCACGGCAGTAGCGCCTCCTTTAGCAGCAACTTCGTTGACATAAGCAATGTCTACTCCAGGTGCAGGTGCAGTTGAATAAGGCATGGTAGGAGGAATATTTTTAATCTTGCTTGGAGAAATATAATCTAATACAACACCGGCGTCTGCAGCCTGAGAAAGATTAACTCCTTCGGGTGTATTATTTCCAAAACTTGCAATTTGATTTAAAGATTTACTTTGGTATTGCCTACTTAAACCAGACAGTTGTGAAACGTCCAGTCCTGCCCGAGCACCAATTGCGTTGGGGTCAGCAGTAGATCCGTTAAATGCTGCAATCTTGCTGCCAATGTCGTTAACAAAGGGAGAAATTTTAGTTCCTAAACTACTAATTATTCCAACAGCGGCTACTCCTAATTCTTTTGTTCCGCCAAGTATACTGTTGACTGATCCGTTGGCTAGCCTAGTTGGATCAATTGTAGAACCAAACTTAACATCTAATGCTGTAGGATCTGTGACTACACCTGGCAGTTTAATTGTGGCACCTTCTCCTATACCAGACCCTATGTTTGGTTTGTTAAGAACAGATGCAATAGCTATACCGCCAATTGCCGTAGCAACAGCACCCAGTGCTCGGGGTACCGGAATGTTACCTGTTAACACGTTTGCGGCCACGGCAATTAAAGCAGCAGAACCTAATCCTGTTTGATTTATAGCTCCGAGGCCAGACGAATTTAATCTAATATTAGAAGATATATCAATAGGCAAAGGTTGCCCTATTATAGAAGAACCTGCTGATAGTACCCCGGATCTTAATACACTGCCAGGGGTTTGCATTAACATTCCGGCTGTAGATCCGCCAAGGCCTCCTGTGGCCGCAGTAAAGTTACTTAACTCACCAGGTAAGCCGGGACTTGGCAAGCCCCTATTAAGTTGTTCCATTGCTGTACTTGAATCTAATCGTCGACTTGGATTTTCTGCTCTAGTAGTATCCGGAATAACACGATCAACAACCGACGGGGTAGTGATCATTCTATCGGCCGGGTCACTAGGAGCAATGTCCTGATCTAATATTTGTCCAGGTAACCTTAAAATTTGTAAACGCTGTTTAAATGTGCCGTCTTTGAAAGTACTAGTTGCTTGGTTAACTTTGTAGACTCCGCTAAATGGAATTAACTTAGGATCAAAGTACATCATGCCTGTGTCCGGATTAATATCTATTGGGTTACGAAAATTTATCGTAATCAATACTTCGCTATAAATGTGGTCGGCTTCTCCGTCTTTAGTTTTTCCTCGCCCGTCGGGACTAGAAACATAATTGCCTACGCCGCCGGTGGCAATATAAAAAGGATCACCTAATAATTCTATTTCACCAACAATCATACTAGCTTTAGAATTAATGATAGCGTCGTGCATCTTCTTTGCTAGTATACCATATGAATCATTTAGCGGTTGACCGGCATTGCCGCCGGTGCTTTGAACAGAGCTTGTTTCAACTTTAGTAGGCGGACTAGGGAGTTGTTGGTTTTCTGTTGATTCTGAATTTGACGGATTTTGTTTCGTATCAACTGCATTATTAGGTGCGGCGCCAGTTTTGGCAGCCGGTATATCGTTATTACCCATAGCCGCAGGTACAGCTTCAAAAAATAATGTATTAAAATTGAGTTTAAAATTTATAATGTCTATATTCTTGCCGGTATAGATGTAATTGTATTCTCTTAGGCTTAATTTTTTTAATTTTTTATCATCTATCTGTTCTTGACCATAGGTAGGAATACGTGTGTAATGCACCTTGTAAGGTGTAACAACATATTCAAAATTTTGAAATGGTTTTTTTGATGATTCATTAATTATATCAAGATTAGTAACTTCCATTTTGACCATAAAATATTCCATCATTCCAAAATCGTCAATACTTAACTTTACGTTTTTTAAAATGTCCCTAGCAAATTCGCTGTCACGAATAACAGAAGATATAGCCTCATGTATATTCATTCCTTCAGCAAACTGAACTACAGTTTTTCCAGGAGTATACTTAACTGCTTCAGGCTCTTTAGCTTGTTGAGCAGCGGTAGGTTGTTGTGTTCCGGCTGCTTTATATGCTGTGGCTTTTTCAGTAGTGGCTGGATCAACCATCTTATATAGTGCATTGTCTTTTAAGATTTCAACTAACTTTGAAAGTCCAATTTTATTATCAGGAGTGTCTTTCCAACCTTCACCGTCTACCCAACTTGGAAACTTTATACTGTAGGTGTCGTGCTTATTACCTAGTGATTCTGTTTTACCGTCTTTCTCAGAAAGTGCAACCTGTTCATTGACATTTTTAACCAAGTCTAACAAAATATCTTTAACAGTAATCCCCGACATCTGTATAGGTTTTTTAACAACGTTTGGTTCCCCAAACGCACGTTCATTAAATGGAACTGCACTACATCTATATCTAGTTCCCCTTTCAGTAATATCAACCTCCATACCGGTAAGTCCTAAAGGAAAGAATCTTTCAGACTTGGGAATTTTTATTGGTTCTGAAAATTCGCCCTCATCAGGATAACCCCAAAATTCTAATTTTAGAACAAAACTAGCCTGCAGGTAAGAAGGATATCCGGCGGCAATAGCTGCAACATGGAGTGCTTCAATAAATCCGTTAATACTGTAGGGTTCAATAACTTCAAATTTAATTTGAGTTGGTAATGTAGTTCCGCCGGCATTAGTAAACGCCATTATTGTATCAACTTCTACATTTTCAAGAAACATATCAAATCGCCCAGGACTTTCTGTGTTAAACCCATTTATTAATTCGGAGCCGTAGTCTCGTAAAGGAACATTCTTTTGTTCAGGAGTAAGATCTACTCGTCTAGGGTCCTGTGCAGCAAAATCAGCGCGGGCCTGCCGAGAAACTTCTCCTGAATTTCCCATATTGGCAGAGACAGTCATTTTAGAATTTCCCTTGCCTCCAGATTTTATTACCACTAGATCTAATTCACTTTCTCTGTATTTTTTAGGATCTGTTAAGTATCCTTTTTTCAATCCAGCAAGAGTAAAACTATATGTAATAGATCTGTAGGAATTTAAAATGTTTGCTTCAGCAGATTGAACAACTTGAGGTTTTGCATTAACGTCTGCCTTGGCTTCGCCGTCTGGATTAGTTTTAGCTGTGTCAGTTTTTCTTTCAGCTTCATTTGCAGCCATACAATTATCCTATCACTCTTTGTAGAGTAGATGCTTTGGGCAAATAAATTTTGACACCGGCTACCATATCAAATACCGGATCTTTGATAACTGATCTATTTCTGACGGCGAACACCCACCACAGTTTGTGATCTTTATATAAATCATAGGCCAGCAAGTCAGGACGATGTTCATAGGTAGCAGTCAATTCAAACAAGATATCATCTCTTTCGTTGGGTATGTCTCTAAAATTAATAACATCAAGGTAATTATTAACCATTGACGAATTATAATAAGGACTTGTTTTAGCGTACATAGTCATTAAATATATCCTTGTTTCCAAAAGGCACCATCATTATAACTAGCTACAGAAAATTTCTGCATTTCAGCTCTGCTATA